TGACTAAGGAAGACATCATGCGATTGGCGAAGGAAGCGGGGTTAGCATCGGTGGATGTGGTCATGACCCTTGATGAATTGGAACGCTTCGCCGCCCTCGTCCGAGAAGAGTGCGCCAAGATTTGCGATGAGGTGGAAGACGAGCTGTCCAACGACGATCAAGTCTCCGCTTCTGGCGGGGCATGGCGGTGTGGGTTTGAGATCAGAGAAAGGAAAACCAATGAATAGAAAAGAAGTATTGGACCGGGCGGCTGAGTGCGTGCTGCGGGATAGAAACACACAGTACGGGGCACCTGAGGACACGTTCACGGAGATTGCTGGCCTGTGGTCTATTTATTTGGGGTGTTCGTTGAAGCCCCATGACGTGGCGCTAATGATGGCGCTGCTGAAGATCGCGCGCCTGAAAGGGAACCCGATTCACGGGGACTCGTGGGTGGACTTGGCCGGCTACGCTGCCTGCGGCGCTGAGTCTTCTGAGTTAATCCGGGTCCCTGACCCCAAGTAAGAGTTATTACAAGCCGCCATGACTACGCCTAAGCGAACGACCAGCCCCAACCGCGTCGCGGTGTATAAATTTTCTCACCCAGAGTACCGTCGGTATTTTGATACCGAGGAAAAATACGAAGCTGCTATGGAGAAAGCTGACGCATTAGAAAGTAAGGGGCTCAAAAATAGAGCTTGGCGGGTGAGATTAAACCTTGACTCTAAATCGGAATAGAGTTAGTATTTCAAAGCGGATATCCGCTAAAGGAGATATATACGTGTCTAATAAAGAGCAAGCAAAGAAGTTGTATTCAGTGACTGAAGAGATGACAGGCAAGACGATGTACGTGAAGGCCAAGTCCAAGCTGGCCGCACTGCGGTTTGCCGTAGGCTCTCTCTACACCGTGGCGGAGGTGAACGCCAAGAACGCTGAGAGTCTGGCGCACGCGCTTTCGGGCGGTGCGGAGATCCACGAAGCCTGACGGGATGGGGGGTGATGAGCCCCCCTACCCTATAATAAAAAGGAAACCAACATGCTAAATAAAATTCTCTACTCCTTGTGTTCCGAGGAGGTCAAGCTCGTGCTGAAGCGGATGGAAGACCGTCCGAGCGACTTCACGCACTTTCAACCTGTGCTGGCCACCAACGTGAGCCAAGACCCTACCAAGTTCAAGCTGACTTCACCGCCCCCATGGGCTCCTGCCGTATCACTGGCCGAACCAGACCGCCGCTGGCGGATGCTGATCGAGTCGGGCATCTTTTCCAGATTTGAATCCTACGTACTGCGTCGCCGACTGCGACAGCTCGACATCAAGGCTACCCACCAAAAGATCTACGAGGTTTTGTTTAAGTAATGCAGTTTATAACATTAGACTTCGAGACTTATTACGACAGGGAATTCAGTCTTACGAAGCTGACGACTGAAGAGTATGTGCGCGACGACCGGTTCGAGATCATCGGCGTCGGCATCAAGGTGAACGACGAGGTGACGCAGTTCTACTCTGCGCCGCTGGACGTGCTGAAGGAAGTCCTTACAGAAAAGTACGACTGGGCTAATTCAATTTGTATCGCCCACAACGCGCAGTTCGACGCGGCCATTCTGACGTGGAAGTTGGGGATAAAGCCGTACTTCTGGGTGGATACGTTGGCGCTGGCCCGTGCCATAGATGGGCTGGAGGTGAGTGGCAGTTTGAAGACTGCTGCGGAGCGGCATGGGCTGGGCGTCAAGGGTGACGAGGTAATCAACGCACTCGGGAAACGCCGACGGGACTTCAGCCGAGACGACCTGCAACGATATGGGACTTACTGCATCAACGACGTGGACCTTACGTGGAAGTTGTATTGGGTATACGAGCCGCATGTGAGTTCTACCGAGCTGGAAGTTATCAGCATTACCACGAAGATGTTTAGTGAACCGGCGCTGGAGTTAGATCTCCCTCTGCTGGAGCAGCACTTGGAGGAAGTTAAAGACCGTAAGGAACAGTTGCTGGATGGGCTGGGGTTCCATCCGGGGCTGCTGGCGTCTAACCCGCAGTTCGCCGATGTACTGAGGTCGCTGGGTGTTACGCCGCCGACCAAGGTGTCCCTTACTACGGGAAAGTCAACCTATGCGTTCGCAAAAAGTGATGCAGAATTCAAGTTGCTGCTGGAACACGACGACCCGAGGGTGCAAGCTGTGGCGGCAGCGAGAGTGGGAGTTAAATCTACGCTGGAGGAGACGCGCACGGAGCGGTTCATCGAGATAGCCAAGCGTGGTCCGTTGCCGGTGCCTCTCAAGTACTACGCCGCCCACACTGGCCGCTGGGGTGGTTCCGACAAAGTGAACCTACAGAACTTACCGAGCCGTGGAGACAACGCTAACACTCTGAAGAAAGCCATCGTTGCACCAGAGGGGTATGTCGTAATCGACTCGGACTCTTCGCAGATCGAAGCCCGCGTGCTGGCATGGCTGGCTGGGCAGGACGACTTGGTAGAGGTGTTTGAGAAGAACAACGCCGAGATATTGGCGGGGGTTTCCAAGGAAGAAATGGTGAACGACCCCTACAAAATCATGGCGTCAAAGATATACAACACTCCGGTGGACAACATTAGTTCGTCAGAACGGTTCATGGGTAAGACGGTAGTGCTGGGCTGCGGTTACGGCATGGGCGCTGCAAAATTCAAGATGCAGATTGCACAGTCGGGGGTATGGCTGAGTGAGTTGGAGGCGAGCGCCATCATCAATACGTATCGCACGACGTACAGTCAGATTCCCGCATTGTGGAAGCAGGGGCAGGGGTGTCTGGAAGCCATGATGGACAATCAAGTAACCGACATCGGAGTTCGCCCGAGGGCCTTGACATTGACGCCGCATGGGTTCCTACTTCCCAGTGGTTTTCATTTGGATTACTCCGGCTTGGAGAAGGACTCTAACGGTGAGTTTTCTTACCTTACGAGGGCTGGCCGGAAGAAGATTTACGGCGGAAAAGTTATAGAGAACGTATGTCAGGCCGTCGCACGGTGCATCATCGCGGAGCAGATGACATGGATAGCCAAGCGGTACAAGGTAGTACTGACAGTCCACGACGCCATAGCCTGCGTGGTTCCGGAAGACGAGGCTCAGACCGCCGCCGACTACATAGAATCCTGCATGAGAAGACCCCCCGCGTGGGCCGAGGGGCTTCCACTAAACTGCGAATACGGAATCGGGAGAAGCTACGGTGAGTGTTGAAATAGATGATTATGCGGAGTACGTCACGGAAGCCCGAGCGTCACTGAAAGAGTTGGAGGACATGTGCCTTCACGGCGTGGTGGATGACAGCAAATTGACCTACGCGCACATCGAGGAAGAAGTACGGTACTTGATCACCAGACTTCAGTTACTCCAGAGCTGGGCTGCGGAGAAGAAAGCGACGTGTAAATCCAGATGACTACGTGGTCCTACTCTTCTATCTCCCTGTTCAAGCAGTGTCCGAGGAAATACCACCGGCTGAAGGTAGTTCGAGACATCATCGAGCCAGATGCCGAGCACCTGATTTACGGTAAAGAAGTACACAAGGCAGCGGAAGACTACGGGCGTGACGGCACGCCGATTCCCGCGAAGTACGGATTCATAAAGCCACACATCGACGCCCTGCTGGAGATAGAGGGAGAGAAGTACTTCGAGTACGAGATGGGGCTGACCAAAGACAAGCAGCCCTGCGGGTTCCATGACAAGGCCGCATGGTGGAGAGGTATCGCTGACTTGATGGTGATGCCCAAGGATGGAACCCAAGGGTTCATTGTGGACTACAAGACTGGGAAGAGCGCACGTTACGCCGACCCCAGTCAGTTGGAAATTCTATCGCTCGCGGCGTTCGCTCACTTTCCCCATATCAAGAAGATAAAGGGTGGGTTGATGTTCGTAGTCTCTGAGGAGTTCCTCTCCGTAGAGCTTAAGAGAGACGACATCCCCGCATTGTGGGACAAGTGGGATGTGCCTACGACCAGACTGGATAAGGCATTCGAGTCCGGAGTCTGGAACGCGAGCCCTAATTTTACCTGTCGCAAGTGGTGCCCCGTCACCGACTGCGAGCATAACGGGAGGTTCTGAAATGCCATACGTCAACAAGCCGAGGCCATACAAGAAAGAGTATCAGCAACAGAAGGAACGTGGAGAAGCGCCGACAAGGAAGAAACGGGCGCAGGCTAGGTATCAGATGGACAAGAAGGGAGTAGATAGAAAGGGCAAGGACATCGACCACGTGACCCCGCTCTCGAAAGGCGGAAGCAACGGTGCAGGGAACTTGAAACTCACTACGCCAAGCAAGAACAGGAGTTTTTCCCGAAACTCTGACCATACCGTAAAGATAAACAAACCAACGAGGAAACGATGATGATCAAAACAACAGATACATTTGTAGTTGATGGCATTAAAGCTGTTACGGCGTTAGCGCACCTTACTTTATTCCAACAGAAAAATGAATTGGGAGAACGATACGAGGAAATAATTGCCCATTTGGTCAAGGCTACAGAGCTACTTACCGACGCGGTTCAAAGTAGCTGTGACACTGAGGGAGAATTTCTAGCCACAACCGCATTTGCGTATGGCGTGGCTTATGGAGATTCCCCCCGTTTCAAAGAAGAGGTTGAAGCAGCGAGGAAACCACGTGCCTAAACAAGATAAAGAAGTCGTATCACTACTGGACGTACTGGAAACAGAACTTCTAGTAATTACCGAACGGGTTGCTCTGGCACTAGGACATCTAACACAGCTCGATCCTGCAAACCCGAGTCCTCATGTCGTAGAAGCTGTAAAGCTCCTCAAAGATATAGTCGCTGACCAATGTGAAAGCCGCGCGGAGTTCGCTGAGTTGATGGGGCTGGCGATTACTGAGGCTAAGAAAATTTCAGGCGACCCTAAAACTATCACGCACTGACCGATGCAAATTGTAGACAACAAACAACTGATTGTGCGGACCAAGAATCCGCACCGTATTACCGAAGCTATCCCGAATAGCAAAGTGGTAAACGTAGAAGAAGACATCCACGAAGTCGCGGTTGAGTGGGAGTTGGCCGAGGCGCAGATGCTACGCCGACTGCGTATCAAGAACGTGCCTTCGCCGATCATGCGGGACTACGACTGGCCGGGGGTGTTCCCTCCCATGACCCACCAGAAGACGACGGCAGAGTTTCTGACGCTGCATTCCCGTGGGTTTTGTTTCAACGAGCAGGGTACAGGCAAGACGGCTTCGGCTATCTGGGCGTCGGACTACCTGATGAAAGAAGGGTACATCAACCGCGTGTTGATCGTATGCCCGCTCTCCATCATGCAGGCAGCGTGGGAAGCGGACCTGTTCAAGTTTGCTGTGCATCGCACTGTGGGTATCGCCCATGGCAACCGGGACAAACGCAAAGCTATCATCGCCGGAGACTACGACTACGTTGTGATTAACTACGACGGTGTAGACATCGTAGAGAAAGAGATTGCGGCAGGGGGCTTCGACCTCATCATTATTGACGAGGCCAACAGCTACAAGAGCGCGTCCACCAAACGGTGGAAGTCTATGAAGAACTTAGTCACTTCAAGAACGTGGCTATGGATGATGACCGGCACCCCCGCTGCGCAGTCGCCGTTTGATGCTTACGGGTTGGCTAAGATTTGCGTGCCAGACAACGTGCCTAAGTTCGCTACGACGTTTAGAGAGTCGGTGATGTACCAGCTTACTCGGTTCAAGTGGATTCCAAGACCGGAAGCCGCCGACCGGGTACATGCCGCGTTACAGCCCGCTATCAGGTTCACGAAGAAAGAGTGCTTGGACCTACCGGCTGTGACGTACGTGGACCGTGAAGCTCCGATGACCCCGCAGCAGAAAAAGTACTACGACATAATGAAGAAGGAGTTTCTCCTACAGTCCGGGGACGAGGAGATTACGTCGGCTAATGCTGCTGTAAACTTCAACCAGCTCATGCAGATCTCAGGCGGAGCTATCTACACCAACGACAAGAACGTGCTGGAGTTCGACGTAAGCAATCGACTCCGGGTGGTCAAGGAAGTCATCGACGAATCCAGCAACAAGGTGCTGGTGTTCGTGCCATACCGGCATACGATTCAACTTCTCAAGGATTTCTTGACACGTGAGAGCGTCTCATTAGACATCATCTCAGGTGAAGTCCCTATGGCTCGGCGTGGAACAATCATCCACGACTTCCAAACGAAGACCGACCCGAAGGTACTAATCATCCAGCCACTTGCTGCGGCGCACGGCATCACGTTGACCGCTGCTGACACTATCATCTGGTACTCTCCGGTAACGTCTACTGAGATATATCTACAAGCGAACGCTCGTATTGACCGCAAAGGTCAGACCAACCCGATGACGATTGTCCATGTACATGGAAGCCAGATTGAGCGTAGAGTGTACGCCGCATTGCAGGGGCGTTTGCTCAACCACACTAAGCTGATCGATCTCTACAAACAGGAACTCAATACCCCTTGACAGTGTGAACTGAAGGCGGTATCGTTGTCCTCCCTACAAGCGGGAACACACGATGGAAGAGAACTTCACAACAGAAGATCTCGTGTCTGCATATATCAAGATACGGGACCAGATCGCTGACGTAAAAAGGCAAGCCGACGAACAGGTAGCCGAACTCACTCAGCACTTAGACGCTATCTCGGACGAACTACAAAGTATCTGTAAGGCGCAAGGTGCGAGCAGCATCAGCACGTCCAAAGGCACTGTGATTCGTACAGTCAAGTCCAAGTTCTGGACGAACGACTGGCCGTCTATGTATGACTTTATCCGGGATAACGCGGCGTTCGAGCTGCTGGAGAAGCGGCTGCATCAATCCAATATGAAGACATTCCTAGAAGAAAACCCAGAGGCACACCCTCCGGGGCTCAACATCGAGCGGGAATTTGTAGTGACTGTAAGGCGTAAATAAGGAGCCAACAAATGAGCAACGAACTCGTACAATTCAGCCTGACTAGCGTGCCCGATTATCTCCGCGAGGAGCAGTCGGAACTCACCAAGAGCCTCATGGAAAACATGGGGTCAAGCCTCAAGCGTATCTCTATCCGTGGACGGAAGTTCCGCTGCGTAGTCGGCAAGGAAGAAGTCGCACGCATCGACAAGGACTACATGGATGTTGTGATCGTGCAGGTAGCCAAAGACCCTGCACGTCAGTACTACCCCGGTGCCTATGACCCGAAGGCCGAAGCTACTCCGCCAGCGTGCTGGTCGGCAGACAGCCGCGTGCCGCATCCTTCTGTGGAAGATCCGCAGGCCAAGAGCTGCGCCGAGTGTCCTCAGAACATCGCGGGTTCCGGTCAGGGGTCCTCCAAGGCGTGCCGTCTCAGCAAGCGTGTCGCTGTGGTGTTGGCCGACGATATGAATTCTGGTGTGTATATGCTCCAGTTGCCAGCCACGTCGGTGTTCGGCAAGGGTGATGCTGCCCACATGCCCTATGACCAATACTTCAAGTTCATCTCGTCGCAGAACCAGAGCATCGACCGTATCGTGACCCGCATCCGATTCGACGATGACAGTGACGCTCCGAAGCTGTACTTCTCTGCTGTGGCTTACCCGCCCAAGGAAGCTCTGTCGTTGCTTGTCGATTATGGCAAGAGTCAGGAAGCGAAGATGGCAATCACCATATCCATGGGGAAGAAGGCGGAAGGAGCCCCTCAGATTGCCGCACCCGCAGAGCCTACTGTGCGAGCAGCCAAGCCCGAAAAGGCCCCCACTGCCAAGCCCAGCGTGGCTGATGCTATCAGTAAGTTCCGCCAGACTGACGACGAGTAAGTCATGGACAACCGGGGCTATAGCAAGCGAATCGCCGACGCAAATAAAAATGCGTCGATCAATAGTCTTGGGGTTCGTCTAGGTAGGCTGTGTATCAACAAGGAGATTTCCGTCGCGGAAGTGGCGGAGATCTTCGGTGTAAGCAGACAAACGGTATACGCATGGTTTATCGGACAGTTCACCCCAAATCAAAAGTTTGAAGGAAAAATCCTGTCATTTATTAACAGCCGTAAATCAAAATAATAACAACAGGACAAGTGTATGCGGGAGTTTCTTTCCAAAGTACTGTCTGATAAAGGGTGGTACTGCATAGTCGGGCTACGGTCTGGCAAGCCGACGAAACAGATTTTTGTAGAGTCATTGGATGAAGTTGAGGCGGTAGCTGACCGTCTCATGCAGGACGATTACAACGCTTACTTTGCCTGTGCCAAATACGAAACCAACAACGGGCGAGTCAAGGAAAACGCGGCTTACTTCAAGTCGGCGTGGCTCGACATAGACTGCGGTGAGGGGAAGGACTACCCCGACCAAGAGACTGCGGTCAATGCGCTGGTCAAGTTCTGCAATGACAACTACCTGTCTGTTCCCACGATTGTCGATTCCGGCAGGGGGCTGCACGTCTACTTTGTGTGGGAGGAAGACGTTGGAAGGGAGGAATGGACCCTAGTCGCGGAGCAGTTGAAGGCGCTGTGTCGGCAGGATGGACTCTACGCTGACCCCAGCGTGACGGCGGATGCGGCGCGGATTCTCCGACTGCCGGGTTCCAAGAACTACAAAGTAGACCCGCCGTTAGATGTTGTGGTGCTGCTGGAAGGCGAGACTACTACCTACGAGAAACATAAATCTTGTATGGGAGTGGTGCCCGCTCTTCCAGAGAAGCCTGATTACATCTCGGACGAGCCGTCGGAACTTCAGAAGAGCCTGCAACAGAACCAGATTTTCCGGTTCAGCACCATCTTGCAGAAGACCGCCGACGGGCTTGGTTGTGCGCAGATTCAGTACATCATAGAGCGCCCGCACGAGCGGGTTGAACCTTTGTGGCGTGCTGGTCTGTCCATCGCCAAGTTCTGTGTGGACTCGGACGTAGCGATTGGGATCGTGTCGGAAGGACGCAGCGACTACGATTACGACGTTGCTGTGCGGAAAGCAGAGGGGATTGTCGGCCCCTACACCTGCAAATCTTTTGAAGGACTCAACCCTCAAGGCTGTAGAAATTGTGCACACCGTAAGGTTCTCAATTCTCCCATCAGGCTGGGCATAGAAGTGCTTGAAGCGGAGGAAGGTGAGACGGTTCTGTTGACAGACCCTACGGGCAAGACCATGGAGTACACGGTACCGGAGATACCGGCACCCTACTTCCGTGCGAAGAACCGGGGCATCTACTGCAAGACCGACGACGACTCTATCCTGATTTACGAGAACGACTTGTATCTCATAAAGCGTATGCACGACCCGGTACGGGGAGACCTCGTGCTGGCCAAACTGCATCTACCAAAAGATACGCCGAAGGAAATCATCATCCCGCTCTCTACCCTGACTTCTACGGAGGAGCTTCGGAAGCTGCTCGCATCCTATGGAGTAATCAGTGGTGGTAAGTCGTTCGTCGCGATTCAAAACTACCTTATCTATTGTGCGAAGCAGCAACAACATGCGCAGGAAGCGGAGATTCTGCGTACTCAGTTCGGATGGGTGGACGACGACTCCAAGTTCGTTTTAGGTACCAAGGAGATCCACGCCGACGAAGTTCGTTACAGCCCGCCTTCAGAAGTGACAGCGCCGTATGCCAAGTTGATGCACGAGAAAGGTGAGCTGGTCGAGTGGAAGCAGGTCGTTAATACCTACAACCTGCCGGGGTTCGAGCCACATGCGATGGCTATCTTTTTCGGACTCGGGGCACCCTTGATGAAGTTCACAGGTTACAACGGCCTTATGGTGAACTTGCTCAACAGAGAGTCAGGCACCGGGAAGAGTACGATCCTCAAGGTTATCAACAGCATCTACGGGCACCCCACTGACCTCATGGGTCAGGAGCGGGATACGCTCGCGCACAAGATGTTCCGTCTGGGGGTGAGCAACAACTTACCAGTTACGAACGATGAGCTGACCAACATGCGGGGGGAGGACGTTTCCATCTACAGCTACGGCGTGTCGAACGGCAGGGGTCCGGGGCGTATGCAGGCTCAGGCCAACATGGAGCGTAAGAACGACACTACGTGGTCTACCATCAGCATCTCTTCCAGCAACTCCTCTCTGATAGAGAAGATTGGTGCAGTAAAAGTTTCATCCACAGGTGAGACGGCGCGAATCATCGAGTATCAGATTGATACGACAGACAACCTGACCAAAGACGAAGCCTATCAGTTGTTTGAAGGCCAGCTCATGCGCAACTACGGTATTGCAGGGGTGGTGTTCCTACAGTACTGCGTCAAGCACAAAGCTGAAGTTATAAAGCTGTACGAGAAAACTCGGGCAGAGTTCGATGCCATGGCCCAGTTCACCAATCGCGAGCGGTACTACTCGGCAGGCTATGCCTGCGCGTTCACGGCGGCAATCATCGCTCACAAGCTGGGGCTGCACGACATAGACTACAAACGAGTCATGCAGTGGGCTATCGACAATCTGGTGCCCGAGAACAAGAACATGCTCACGCAGAGCCGAGCGACATACAAAGAGAACCTTGGCGACTTCATCAACCAGAACTTGAGCAGCATCCTCGTCATCAACGGGCCGGTGAATTCAGGACAGCCGATGCCCGACATTTATCCGAGGGACAAGCTGATCATCCGCATTGAGCCGGATACTTCGCGTATGTTCATAGCAACGAAGCCGCTCCGAGAGTATTGCGCCAGCGGCCAGCTCATCCTCCGGGACATGCTCCGTGTACTGAAGACTGAGGGGGTATTTCTTGGTGAGGTGAAGAAGCGGATGAACAAAGGCACCAAGCTGGCGGGTCCGCCAGTCAACGCTTATCTGTTCACGATGGATGAGACTATCTTGGGATTAGACGACCTTATAGAGACAGTGGCGGCTACAAATGATAATTCACGGGATTGAGTTCGAGGTTAAATGGAGTGAGTTCAAGCCTTACTCCTCTTTCTTTATACCCTGCTTGGACTGGGAAGCTGCGCGTGAAGTGGTATTCCACGAGTGCGAAGAGCGCGGAATACCCGTTGTCATCCGATTCTCAGTTGAAGACAACATCCGTGGGATAAGAGTCTGGCGCGTCAAGGAGCCCCAAGACCAGCCTCCATCATCGCCGCCTTCAGAAGTTTCGGATTGAAGGACGCTCCGAAGATTGCTTCCCGTTCACGCTGCTTGCGCATGTCATACGACTTTTCTTTGGTCTCGGGAGTAATAGGGTTGCTGCGACCCAGCTTGGAACGATTGAAGTCGTAGATTTCTTTGTTGATCTCCCGAATTCCGTCCGTATCGCCCGCTTGTCTCGCACCCCACAAATCATCCAGCAGCCCGTTGCGGCGCTCCTGCGACTTACGCTCGAAGTCTTTCATTATGGCGATCTTAGAGTAGGCATCGTTCACGTCATTCGGAGAGAAACCGACAAGAGACATGAAGACACCGTAAGCACTGGGGTCGTCCACGATCTTATACCCCTTAGAGTTAACAACTCCTTCGGTAGCAAACCGGACAGACCTGAGTACGCTTTTTGCCATAGAAGGGGTCATGGTTTCTAGCCCCTTCATGGTGTCGCCTTCGATTACCTGCTGTGAACCTTTGACGATATTGTTCACGATGCTGAGTGCCGGGCCACCTCCCTGCTCTAAGATGTACGTAGAGAGTCCAATTTCCGCCAGCCGCTTTTCGTCGGGACGCCAGAGCAAATCTCCGAAACCCGTGCGAGTACCAAGATTCAAATTAAGTAACGCGCCTATAGGGCCACGGTAGCCTGCGGCACCGAAGGTAGCCTCTGCCCATTTATCGAAGTCGAACGGCTCATCCTCGTCTCCGAACATCCCAGTCAAGAGAGACGCCATCAAGTTGATACCGCCGAAGATCGGCATACCTTTAGCCCCCGCGAAAGCATAGGCCATGGCGTTGATTCCCATGAACTGCTTTGCTGCCAACTTTTTGGTTTCTTTGTCCGCCCCTGCAAACACCGTCTTGAACAACTTGCACTGCAAGTAGATCTGATTGAGCGCAAACCGCTTGAACACCCCAAAGACTTTTCCGGGTCCAGTCTGGAATAACTGAGGCCCCAACTCGGACATGGCGTTACCATGCGCAAATTCAATCAGATCCAAGGCATAGTCGGTGGCTTTAGATTCCGACATCCCACTCTTTCTAGCCAATTTGTATGCAGCAAGTAGAGTGACTTCACGGTTGTACCGCTCGGCGTTCTGGAACGCCCATCCCAGAGCCTGTTCCGCTTTTGCCATCTTATATTTCAGTTTGTTTTCAGGATCTGAGACACCAAGGTTACGCATCTCCATCAAGTCCTGCCCAGTCGAACGACGGACAGCGCCCCGCTGTACCGCGTTGTAATAGAGCTTCTCGTACTCAGGATCCAGCTTAGCCTTCTTGCCCGCAAACGACTTATCAGACAAATTCAGACCAAATACATCGAAGGAGGAGTTCGTATCCTGCCCCCCAGCAAAGTACATCTTGCTGGCTTCGTTCATCGCAGAGATAGTCGCACCCCACCCGAACTTCCCGCCGAGCAACGGCGCTACCACAATCGGAAGCTGCGTGATGTTGATGATCGCCGACGACACATTTCCAAGAATGAACCAACGATAAGCATTATGGCCCGCAGCGGAAGCGAATCTGCCCATCTTGGTCTTCTGTATAGGGTTCTTCCAGAATCCCTCGCTCCTGTTGATCGTAGCCTCTACTGCCTCGGACCATTCCTGAGGCAAATCTTTCGCCGCAGCCTTTGCCTTGGTTATAGTTTCGTCCAACTTTCTGACAGAATTAAACTGCTCGATGTTGATAGCCATACGGGTGCCCACGTCGGCGAAGTTCGCCAGCGCGTCATTACGGTACCCGGCGTAACCTTCTCGGCGCTTGAATGATTGCATCACCGACTGGTTGGAGAACATATCCAGATATATGGAATAGATTCCCTCCATGACCTCATCGCGAGATTTAGTCATCGGGTCAGACGGAGCACTACTAGATTTCAACTTTTCCTTAAGTACCTTGATGACGGCTTGCATCTCCTTGAGCGGCATCATCGACTCAAGTTGGGCTTCGGTCGGCTTGATGTACTCTTTGATGTCTTTGTCTTGCACTCCATCCTGCTTCAAGAACCGCACAAACTTACGTGCTTCGGCGGCAGTCTCAAACGCGGAGACTCCTTCCTTACCGTCCGGAGCTACGTACCGTACCCAGAAATCTCCTCGGCGATACAGCGGGAAGTACGGATCAATCCGCTTCTTCATCAACTCGTTCAGAGTCTTACCGGCACTGCCAAGCAGCTCCGGCTTATTCAGCGCGTCCATAAATTCTTCGGATAGCTGCCTGTACTCGTTCCTCAGATCGTAGTAGAGCTTGGCGAGTTCAGGATACTTCTTTTCAAATTCTTGGAATTCGTCGAACAACTTCTTCAGTTCGGGGTCGTTCTGCACGCGGTCGTAATCTTCTTCCAGCTCTTTCATCAACGCTTTGTCGTTTGCGGCCTTAGCCGCAGCGTACCGCTTGTCGATGTCGAACTTGACCTGCTCGATTGACGACTCGTGCATGAAGTCGAAGAGTTTTCTTACGACTCTAGGGTCGTACTTAGCCGTGACTTTTCTCGCCGTGAGAATAAACTTCTCTATCTTCTGCTTACGATTAGCGACGTTTACGTCACGCGCAGCGGCAATGTTGTTGATAGATTTAAGCGCGGAAGAAAGCACGGGGCTGTACTTCTCTACAATCTCGGCGATCTGCGTGACACTGAGCAAGCTCAGGTATGCTTGCTTGGCAAACCGAGACAGCCCCTCAAGCACGTCTCGTGCAAACTCAAGCTGCGGTTTGGCTACAGGCAGCGATTCAATCTTCTTATCAACCCACTCCAGCATCCTCCGGGCCATCGGCATAGTCGGCGGGGTGTACCGAGCGTCACTCAGCTCCTCATCCGTCGCCGTCATGTACCCTGTGGGTTTAGCTTCCTCTACTTTTTTATCTTTTGTGGGGGCCGCTGTTTGAGCCTTTGCGTCATCCGCACGCTTGTAGGTAAGCTGCGCCGCACCGTAAGCGATGTCCACGATGTCTTGTGTGGTGGGTTCATAGTTTGGAATACCCAACCGGTTGAGGATGGCTTTAACTCCATCCATGATGTATCGGAAGAACGTACCCAGCGGGGTGTTGACCTTGGCAATGGCTTTCGGGCTGATCCCGCGTTCTACCGCTTCAGACACGAAGTATGCAATCGCTTCATCGCCCTGAATTTCCGAGCGTGTGTTTGCGGGGATGCGCGCTAGAGCCGCTTTAGCAATAGAAACTTCCAGCTCGCGGCCCTTGCCACTGCCCCACTCACGGACTTTATCTATCAGATACTTGTAGTTTGTCTTCCCTACAAGCCGCTCCATGCCGACATGTGCGCCGACTTCGTGCATGAAGACACTGATCTCTTTCCCCTTGGGAATACGCTTGGTAAAGAGCGCCGCTTTCTTACCACCGACTTCTGCAACAGCCATCGCCCTCTGAGGAACGCCTTTCATCCCCGCCGCTCTAGGCGTAGTCGTTATACGGATGTCTTCGTTCTCTGGCTCTCTACCCAAGAAACCTTTTATGACTTCACGTGCCTTGGCGGGCGTAGTCGCCTTAATCTTTTCCTCTGCGGGGGCTTCGGCAAAACCCCGCTGCAATTCGTCAAGAAACTCTTCGTTTTCCGGTTTTTTCAAAAAATTCTTGAACCGGGATACAGGCGCGCGTTCTTTAAGGTCGGGGATGGCCTTTTCCGCTACAGTAAGATACTGCATCGGATCTTCGCCCTTGGGGATATTACCCACTAGGCTTTCAGCATCCTCTCGAAGCCGTTCATATTCCGCGCGTCTACCGGTAACTTTTTCTATATCAGGAACCGTAAGAGTCTCAAACGCCCCACCCTCTCCCGTGACTTCAGTAAGTTCTTCCTGTGCTTCTGGGGTGGCCGCTTCAACTCGCGCCTCTTTCTCTGCTACAACGCGCTCTCTACGTCGGTCTGCGGCACGCAGCCCCTTGAGCCGTTCTCGTACGGAAGCCTTCTCAACATCGGTCAACGTTGCCTCAAATTGAGCTTGTTCGGTAGGACCAGAGTAAGGGAGCGCTTCTTTCTCTGGTAATTTTCCTACGTGCTTATCCCCAAGAAGTTGAGCTATAGCCGCGTTCCTTCCGGCAACACGTTCTATTGCGGTGTAAGCGTTTTTGTCCTGCTCGATAACCGGAATAAGCTCAGGTGCGCTTATGCCTTCAGGTATAGGACGAAGTTCTCTTTCCGGGGCCAAAGAACTCAAAGCAGACAGAACTCTCTTCTTCTGATTTGGGTTCTTTATGTTTTCTTCAGTCAAAGAACGCAGTTTAGCTACCTGCTCCGGCGTCTCGTACGGCTTATCGGCTAGTACCTCTACTACTTTGCTTTTTGGACTGAACTTGAAATCCGACACCAACATATCGCGAGTCAGAAGTTTCGGAGCCTCCGTTTCGACTGGGATTTCTGGTGCGATAGGTGTTTCAGGAGGCGCAACGACTACGGGCTCTCCCGGCGCAGGCTTACCTTTAGCAACGGCTTTAGCCACCTCTTCTTGAATATCTTGGTCAGCTACGGTAGCGGCGTCTTCAGCTCCTTCAAGCTCCGTCTCCTGCAAATTACTTTGTTCTTCTCCTTGACGCCCTAATTCCACAAAATCTTCCGCAGTTAGCTCTACATCGCGGACTTCCGGTGCAACTTCTTCGTTAAGCCCGGGAAGAATCGGGGGAACATCTGTGCTACCCAGTCCACCCCCAACAGGAGGAGGAACAGGGACAGGAGTAAGAGCACTCCGCTCAGCAATAGGACCGGCGTCAATAGCAGGAGGAAGGGTTTCATCTATATCTTCTCCAGTAACGGGGGCTCCCGGCGCAGATTCCGGAGGAGGTTCCCGGCGTGCGAACTCTTCTTTCTCAATCGCGCGAGTACGCAAGGCATCACTAAACCCGGGGACTGCACCGAATGCGCCACCCGCAATACCACCACGCACCGCCGACTCTAGAATACGGTCGAACTCTTTGGACCCCCAGATGTCATCGCCTTCACGCACAAAGTTCTCGGCGGCGATGCTGACCGCTTCCTGCGCGGCTTCAGTCGCGGCTTCAGTTGCTACGCCTTTACCAATACCTAACGCTGTTCTACCAGCAAGGTCGGCGACTAAAGAATTAAGCTGCTTACGTTCACCAATCTTCTTGATGACTTCCGCTTGAAACGATACGGGCTTGGACTTGAACGCCTTCAGTACCTGCAACGGCAGAATAGAATCCAGCGCAGCGGCGAACCCACCACCCAAAACAGCAGCGGCAGGGGCAAGTTCCCCGGTGTTCTCATAGATGTTCTGGAAAATTTCAGGCGCACTAAGCCCAAGACCTCCAGCGTAGGTACCGGCAATAGCCCCGGTTTCAGCGCCTTGAGACGCAGCAGCACCTAAGAAACTTGGAGCACGTCGCGCAACAGCAGCCTCGGCGGCTTCCTGTCTGATCGGTACGCTAGTAGGGAGTGCCTTGGCTCTGGCTTCAGCGGTCTTTCGGGCTACCTGTGCGGCAACGAGTTCATCCAGTTGTTTCTGCGCCGCTCGCTTTGCCAGCGTTCTTCCAGCTATTGCGCCGACGCCACCGGTACCAATCGTAGACGCTATGTTTGCGCCTTGTTCGCCAAGTGTTTCGAAAAGGAATGGCAGTACATCACCGAGATTTTCTACATCTCTGAAGCTCTGGAACTGTGTGGGGTTTCTTTGCTGCAACGCCGCTTCTTTAGCGGCAGCTTCTTCCAACTGTTGCCTAGCGTAGTCATCTGCGCCAATAGCAGACCCAGCCAGACTGGGGATGATGTCGGTGATCGTAGATCCCATACGCGAGAAACTACGACCAAGCCCCGCACTCAATGCTTCCATCGGAGACCGGTCAAGTTCAATCCCCGCAGCGATGTCTTCTATCGAACGCCCCTGCGGTATACCTGTTCGGGTATAAATATCGTCTTCCTCGGCCCCCTCTTCGGCAGGAGGTTGGTACATACCGAGCTGTTTCTGTACATAGGCAACCGCGTCATTCCCAGTAAAGTTTTCTGGTCCGACGACGGAATACTGCTTCCCAAAGGGAGTCGTGACTATGTACTTCGGCATTTACAACCCACCAGAATCCGGTCTGTACTGGAACCCGCTGTTACCAAATATTCGTTCGCGAATACCGCCAATTTGGGTCTCCTGATTTGACATCAGTGAATCTATTATCCCCGCCACTCTTTGCTTTGCTATAGTGTCCATAGCTTCTGAAATTTGCGATTCAGTGGCGTCATCTAATTTACCTTGCGCTTCTAGCGCCGCTTCCGCCGCAGGCCGTAGTTGAGGATCGCTATAGACTTGTTCAAATATCTGCCTACCCTCTCCGGGTTTAACTAGACCTTGTTTTTCAAGATCAAGCATCATCTTCTGAAGCTCGTAGATGTTCCCCATAGCGCCGCTACGCGCTGTAAGAGCCGCACGATTAAACGCACCCTGCTCTTTCATATTGGCGATGTCTATCTCCAGATTGGCTGCGCGCTCGTTATCTTCTCTACTCTGATTGAGCGTGAACAGGCCCATCTTTTCAGCTTGGTTCAACTCCCTTTGCCTGTTCTCCTCGTTACGGTGAGTGATTTCGTTCTGGAGACGGGCTTCCTGTGCCTTAGCCGCCTGACCTTTACGTTCCAGATTGTCGGCTCTAGCAAGCTCCCTCTGGTACCGCTGTATCTCTCGCTTCTCGGCGCGTACGGTAGCATTGGAGGCTTCGAGGTCTTCTGACATCCCACCAAACAGATTTGCAAGGCCCCCCATTAGTGTAGGTGCGCCCTGTCCGGGCTGTACATCCCAAGCACCCGCAGCGCGTTTACCAAGAGAAGCCCATGTAGCCTGCTTAGCCCGTCCTTGGAGTGCTGTGAGATCTTCGTTTAATGCAGTCTGCTGCTCTGCCAGTAGATTTGGATTCACTCCATAGGCTTTGTTCGCTTCCGCTTCTTGAGCGAGACGTTGCTCCAAGTTGAATTCTGGAGTCCGCTCAATTTGCATAGCGTCTGGGTATTCTTCCTCCGTTACCTTAGGAATACTGACGCGGCCTAGCCCCGCCGGTCCTTGCTTAAACATGGCGTCAATTTCTGACATATAGGTATCGTCAGGATTGGGCTCTTCAAGCGCAGCGGGTTTTACAGGTCCCTTGGGCAAAGAGGGGTTTCTGTACCAGCGGCTCGGCCCGCCAGCGACCGATCTGAATTCTTCCGCGCCCATATCACCTGTCAGAGGCTCGGTAAACAAGTTAAAGGAAGTAGGATCTTGCATCATATCTCGGGAAATATGTCCGGGAGACGATAAGCCCCTAGCAGCAAAAATTTCATCCCGAGTAAGCATATTCATGGCGTCTTTTAGAGCTTCTTCATCATCCCCAGCGCGGCGGAGGTCCGCCCGAAGTGAGCCGTCTTCCCGAGCTAGACGCCCTCTATCTCCTCCGGTGGCCCCATACAGAGCTTCTTGAACCTGCCGACTGTACCCTTCATCTTGATACGGATCCCGCAGTCCTTTCCTCAAAATCTCTTGAGCATTACTCCGCCCACCTTCGGCAAACGACACAATGCCGCCACCCGCGTAGTCGATATTCGCCGACAAACTCCCAAGACCTTGGTCTATAGCGTACTCATCTCCTCGTTCACCGGGGAGGCTGGCAACACCGTAGTCATTCACGGACCCACCTTCAGCCATGCCCTGAGGCGGCATCGGCGGGAGACCTTCTGGCATCGGCGGCATAGCCTGCTGGGGCATCTCCTGCGGAGGAACCCCCGGTTGCGGCATACCTTGGGGCATACCTTGAGGCCCCCCCTGCTGCTGGGGCGCGGCTGCGGCAAGAATCTTATCTTTTACGGTGCCTTGAGGAGCTTGCGCAGGGGGTTTGTTGGAGTTCATGATTTCTCCCACCACTCCCAGCAAAACTATTTCTGGTATCCCGGATTTAGAGAGACTCATGACTTTTTGAACGGCTTCCTCAGGAGGTAAACCGTACGCGGCTTGTTTCGCCGTTTTCACATACTCTTCATATCGCTTAGCGATAGCCATGAATTAAATCCTCTTAGGATTTGCTGTTTAGCTGGTTATACAACCCTAACCCACTAAGCCCCGCACTTAGCGCGACACTAGCAGGGGACGGCTGTGCTCCGTACACCGCGGTGCTAGTAGGTATAGTCGGCGTTAACCCTCTGATGATATTGGAATAAAACGCGAGTTTTTCCATTGGGAGGTCACGCTGGCGCAGATAGTCTTGGTACGCGACATCCTTCTTATACTGCTCCAAGGCTTGCCGCTGCTTACCGACTTCAGACTTCGCCGTAAGCCGTTTGAGATTAGCTTCCTGCCTTGCCCCTGCCACTTCAGCCTGACTAAGCCCCATAGTGCGGAGAGCGTCTGCGCGCCTAAGCGCCATCTCTTGACGGGCTGTACCCAACCCCTGCTGCTTAGCTCCGGCTTCTTGCAGTGCGGCATACCTCGCCAAATCCGTATCTTGCTGTAGCTTCCCAAGATCAGCTAGGGTTGTGGCTCCTTTACGGCGGAATTCCGCAGCGGAAAGCCTACGCGCCTCATCCTCACCATACAGGGCAGCGGCTTTATCATAGGCTTCACCAAGTCCTTTGGTGTAGAGATCCCCAATATCTTGCGACAAAGTTCTTTGCCGAATAGCTTCAGCGACGTTCTGCCCATACCCCCCATAAGTCCCCAGAGACGCAGATCTAGCCGCCAATCTAGCGGCCTCGCGCGCGGAAGCCTCAGTCGCCTGACGTGCGGAAACGTTGAGAACCTGATTAACATACGGGTTCATGTAATACGCAGCCTGTTCAGCACCAAATCGTTGAGTGTCAAAATCGGCGTCTCGGGCCATCATGTTCCGAGCAACGTCAAAATCTTGCGGGGTTTGCAATCCAGCGACACCCGCCTGTGCTTGGTTGTACGCTTGCTGGGCCTCGTTATACGCAGCGGGGTCCTGCATCCCAGTAATTCGCCTCTGCGACACATCTAGTGCGCGGTTCGCATCCTGAAACCCTTGCGGCATACCCATGGAAGCTATCCCACGGAAAGCGGCTTCTTGTGCGGGGTCGAATCCAGCAACACGCCCTATGCGCTGGTTAATAGGTACGCCTTCTTCATACCCTTTGACTGGCGCGTCATATATAGCTTTTGCCTTCCCCGCTATATCAAGTATCGGCCCCTGAAGATATTCGGGGATATTGGTGTTCTGAACCGTAGTGCTAGTAGGTTGTGATGAACCGCCGCCGCTACTCATAGGTTATCCTTTCAAATCTAATTCGCAGATATATCGTACCGGCGTATACCCATAAGGCTTGAGCACATCGACCCATCCTTTACGCCCGTATAACTGAATAACATCGCATTCTAATTCAGTAGCAAATCTACGAAATATAGACATAGCTGTGTCTAGTACCGGATTCATTGCGCCTGTTTTAGTCCCTAAATACTTTATCAAAAAAACTTTTCTTTTTGGGTGTTGAATTACTTGAGTTATCGCCGATCCATAAATCCCAAGTTCTTCGGAATACCCTACCCACAATAATACGTATCCTTGCTTAACTTCGTCGTATAAGTTTTCTAGATATATTTCCCCTGCTACATCTAGTGATGGCTTTAGAAACGAAGCGAGCAAGGGCCATAGTTCATCTACCTGCTCTTCTGGAACTACGTACAAACTCATGCAAGGAACTTACTCGGATTGATCTGTTTGCCCTGCTGCGTATTACCAGTTCTTGCCCCACGCACACGGTCCATCATCGAATAAAGATGCTTAGCACCAGCCTTACTTGAGCCGTTCCCAAGATGGGAGACCACATCCGCAGGGACCACGAACTCTCCGTCAGCCAACCGGGCAGGCTGCTTATTAGCGATACTTGCAGGAATTGAGTCACTCATACCGTCACCGGGGCCGTCGAGATACCCACCCTGCTGTGTTACACCCGGGCGTCCACCAGCGGCGAAGGAAGCCAGCCCACCCGAGGCGAACGAAGGTGTAAGTTCAGGGTTGTAGTACGCCATAAAAGCGTTGGGGGTACCCATGAAGCTCCGCGCAATTTCCCGCATCTTCTGGTTGTACTGCTGGCGCGTTACATCCGGGGGGATGTAGCCATAGGGCTGCATGCCACCCTCATAGGGGAACTGATAATTCAGCCCGGAAGACCCGCGTCGCAGCATCTCTTGCCCAAACGGAGAAGATGTCTGGTTTCTACCAAAAATGACGTTTCCTTGGTTCCTGATTCCAATCATCGACTGACCCTGCTTGTTCTGCCATGACCGCAGTGCGGGGCTACCCGGAGTGTAAATGCCGTAACCGGGGTAATCCTGCTGTTTACGGTTAGCGTAAAAATTGAAGTATTTAGGGCGAATGTTATAGAACCCAGCAGGCATGTTCTTCGCCGGGGCTCCCAAAAACTTCGGTTTTACCGGAGCAGTCGGAGTCGGAGTCGGCGTGGAAGTCATGACCCCACCCTCTGCTGCGACACGGACCATACGTTGATTCTTGTACCAATTCCTAGACCCTCCAACATCAAAGTTACGCGGGTCGTATTTATCATACCCTTCGTCTCTTAACTCATATTCTCGGGGTTCCATGTCATCGTCGCCCATGCCTTCAGGAGGCATACCTCCCTGCATTCCGAAATCCAAGAAAGGCGCAGCCGATGCAGCGGCGGAAATACCTAAAGCCGGAGCACCCGTGCCCATGAAATCCGTGCCATATCCGGAAGGGTCAAAGCCTGACATACCTTCGGTGAACAAATTCTTGGTACCTTGCCCGACGTTGGCGAAATTGGATCCAAAATTAGAGGTTCCAGCCGTCAATCCAGTTGATGATGGAGATAGCAGGGAAGCGGCGGCAGGATTCGTCGCGGAAGTACCAATAGAGCCAAGAGAGCCAGTAGAACCAAGAGAAGCGGCGGTAGGAGATGAAATGGGCGCGGCAGTTCCAGCAACAGTCCCCGGTGTAACAGATGTAAGAGGTGCAGCCGTGCCCGATGTAATAGGTGCAGCGGCGTTAGCGCCAGCACCAGCGCCCATTCCCGCCAGACCTGAAGCGAGAGACGCGCCGCCGAACCCTCCCAGTCCAGCAAGAAGTCCTTTCTTGAGGTCGCCGGTAGCAAGTCCAGTGCCCGCGCCAGTAAGCAGCCCCATGGTAAGCGGGTTAATTGCGCCGCCAGTGAGAAGCGTACCCAGTCCCCCAGCCAACATTGGAAGAATGTTACTCAGAAATCCGGCTTCTGGGAGACCTGTCTGCGGGTTAACTGTCAGAGAGCCTCCGTGGGCCATCGCGATAGTCTGCAAACTCTGCACTTCTTTGGGAGTCATATGCACAAGCATAGAGTCCTCCCCACGCCCCAACGCCGCGATACCTTTAGCCAAATTACTGTGTTGCATGTCGGGCCTCACTGATCCATTTACAACCATCTTTATACATTACGTAAACTAGAATGTCGCCACTCGGGCAGGCATTCTTCATACGTGTTTCTAGCTCAAATCCAATTCGATTATTGAATTGTTGTGCGTGAATATTGTCTTCGTCTACTAGCCCCGTTATTCTTTCCACATTACAAACGTTAAAAGCGTAATCAAATAAGTAATGTAGGTATGTTCTGTTCAACCATCTTGAGTCATCTGCTGCGGAGTGCATGAACACATTTCTATGGTTCCAAGTGTAGTAGACGCACCCACCGACAAGTATCCCGTCCCGGGAAGTACCAATTCCCGTCCCGTGCCCAAGAGAGACCCCGCCACAAACGCGGTCTATGACGAAATCGACAACGTGAGGGCCAACCTCTATTTTTAACATGGGTCAAGGTTGGGTAGCTATCACAACCCACCGAGAGTCAGGTGAGGAGTAGATCATCTGGATGGTACCTGTACCCGTCGTCACTACGTCCGCCCCTGAACCCGTAATAATCCTGTTCTCAGCGGTACTGCTGGCGCTCTCGTTTGCTACCGTCATATTCTGCGCTGTTGAGTTGAACAAATACAGCAATCTACCGTCC